AATCACAACGTTGTGACACCCATAGGTATAAACCCTGATGAATGAAATAGATAGATTGCTGGAGAACCTACCTGTTGCAGAGCAGGAAGCATTGCTTGCGGAGGTGGATGAATACAGAAGAGCTTTGGAGAGGGAGAAGGCTCAGGAATCCTTTATGGCTTATATCAAGATGATGTGGCCGGGATTTGTGGGAGGTAGGCACCATGCGATCATGGCTAAGAAGTTTGAGGCTATTGCGAACGGAAAGCTTAAGAGGTTGATTATCAATATGCCTCCCCGACATACGAAGTCTGAGTTTGCTTCGTATCTTCTACCTTCGTGGTTCTTGGGAAAGTACCCTAATAAGAAAATCATCCAGTGTTCGAACACGGCTGATCTGGCCGTTGGCTTTGGTAGGAAGGTAAGGAATCTTGTAGACAGTGAACAGTACGCGACTGTCTTTCCAGATGTTTCTCTACGGCAGGATTCCAAAGCCGCTGGCCGGTGGGCTACTAATCAGAATGGGGAATACTTCGCTATCGGCGTAGGTGGTACGGTTACGGGTAAAGGTGCCGACCTACTGATTATTGACGACCCCCATTCAGAACAAGAGGCTGCTTTAGCCTCTGGAGATCCTACGGTTTTTGACAGAGTTTATGAGTGGTACACATCTGGCCCGAGACAACGTTTGCAACCTGGTGGGGCTATTGTGATTGTGATGACCCGCTGGGCGGAGAAGGATCTGACTGGCCGCGTGATGAAAGATGCGGCGATGAGAGACTCTTCGGATGAGTGGGAAGTAATTGAGTTCCCAGCTATCTTACCTAGTGGTAATCCACTATGGCCTGAGTTCTGGTCTTTTAAAGAGTTGTCTGCTTTAAGGGAAGAGCTTCCCCCTGTTAAGTGGAATGCCCAGTACCAGCAGGCCCCGACCGGAGAAGAGGGTGCTCTTGTAAAAAGGGAGTGGTGGAAGATGTGGGAGGGAGAAGACCCTCCGAGATGTGAATATATTATTCAGAGCTGGGATACCGCCTTTACTAAGAATACGCGATCAGACTATTCGGCCTGTACGACTTGGGGTGTTTTTCACTTGAATGAAAACCCAGAGGATATCCATATTATTTTGCTCGATGCTTTTCAAAAGCGGATGGAGTTTCCTGAATTAAAAGAAAAAGCCCTTAGTCACTATAGAGAGTGGGAGCCTGATACTTGTATCATTGAGGCGAAGGCTGCTGGCGCTCCGTTGATATTTGAATTAAGGGCGATGGGGGTTTACGTTCAGGACTACACGCCCGTGAGGGGAAATGACAAGTTTGTTCGCTTGAATTCCGTGACTGATTTATTTAGTAGTGGTAAAGTGTGGGCGCCTGAGACTCGGTGGGCGAGTGAAGTGATTGAGCAGATGGCGTCGTTTCCTAACGGGGATCACGATGACTTGGTGGACTCTAGCACGCAGGCACTGATAAGATTTAGGCAGGGTGGTTTCTTGCGTCTGGAATCTGATGAACGTGAAGAGATACAAAGCTTTCGCCGTAAAAGCAATTACTATTAAGGTCAAACATGATTGAACAATCTTTGAGCCAGGCCCCATTGGGTTTAGAAGCATTAATGGGTGACTCAGAACCCGTGATGGAAATTGAAATTGAAAACCCTGAAGGGTTGCAAATTGACATGGATGGGATGGTCATTGAGGCGGAAGAAGAAAGAGTAGAAGGCTCTTTCGATGAAAACTTAGCCGAAGTTCTTGATGATGGCACCTTGGCAAAAATTGCCACAGACATTATTGAGATGGTTGACTCTGATATCAACTCCCGAAAAGAGTGGGTTGAGATGTATGTCAAAGGATTAGATGTTCTGGGGATGAAGTATGAAGAAAGAACGGAACCTTGGCTTGGAGCTTGTGGTGTTTTTTCCACTATCCTTACAGAGGCCGCTGTTCGGTTCCAGAGTGAGACTATTCTTGAAACGTTCCCTGCTCAAGGCCCAGTTAAAACTGAAATTATTGGTGCCATTGATAAGTTAAAAGAAGATGCCGCTGAACGTGTAAGGGAAGATATGAACTTCCAGCTCACCGAAGCGATGCCTGAGTACAGACCAGAGCATGAAAGAATGCTTTATTCGCTGGGTTTAGCTGGCGCGGCGTTCAAAAAGGTCTACTACGACCCTTCATATCAGCGTCAAGTAGCAATTTTCATCCCTGCCGAAGACTTAATCATCCCTTACGGCGCGTCTAGTTTGATTAATGCAGAGCGTGTGACTCACATCATGCGCAAAACTAAGAATGATATTAAGAAACTACAGGTTTCTGGCTTCTATTGCGACGTAGATCTGGGTGACCCAATCAATATTCACACAGATGTGGAGAAAAAGAAGGCCGAAGACCAAGGTTACGCCCTGACTGATGACGACAGGTACCAGATTCTGGAGGTTCATATTGATTATGACCTGCCGGAATACGAAGATGAAGACGGTATTGCTCTGCCTTACATCATTACGATTGATCGCGGCACAACTAAGGTGCTGGCCATTCGTAGAAACTGGGAAGAGGAAGATAAACGCCGCTTAAAGAGACAACATTTCGTGCAATACACGTATGTTCCAGGCTTTGGCGCGTATGGATTGGGTTTAATTCATTTAATTGGTGGCTATGCTCGCGCTGGTACGTCGATTCTGCGTCAATTAGTGGACGCTGGTACGCTATCTAACTTACCCGGCGGCTTGAAATCACGCGGTTTACGCATTAAAGGTGACGACACACCCATTAATCCTGGCGAATTTAGGGATGTAGATGTGCCTTCTGGCACTGTACGAGACAACATTATGACGTTGCCGTACAAGGAGCCAAGCCAAGTTTTGGCTGCTTTGCTGGAGAAAATCACGCAAGAAGGCCGTCGTTTAGGTTCTATTGCGGATATGAACGTATCTGATATGTCGGCCAATGCCCCTGTTGGTACGACGTTAGCTCTATTAGAGCGTCAGTTAAAGAATATGTCTGCGGTTCAAGCCCGCGTTCACTACTCAATGAAGCAAGAATTTAAACTGCTTCGTGCAATTATTCGTGACAACACTCCGGGTGAGTATGAGTTTGACCCGTCTAGTGGCGACCGCATGGCTAAGCAAGAAGATTACGACATGGTGGATGTTATTCCAGTGTCTGATCCCAATAGCTCTACGATGGCTCAGCGGATTATGCAGTACCAAGCTGTTATTCAGCTGGCTCAAGCTGCACCACAGATTTACAACTTGCCCGTATTGCACAGACAGATGATTGAAGTGTTGGGTATTAAGAATGCTGACAAGCTGGTGCCAGTTGAAGATGACATGAAACCGCGTGACCCAGTAAGCGAGAACATGGCTTTCTTAAATGGCGAGCCTACCAAAGCATTTATTTACCAAGATCACGATGCACACATTGCTGTTCACGTTTCGATGATGCAAGACCCGCTGTTGATGGCACAGATTGGTCAGAATCCTCTGGCTCAAAAAATGATGGCCGAGATTCAGGCTCACATCTCGGAGCACTTGGCGTTTGCTTACCGCAAAAAAATCGAAGAGCAGTTGGGTGTTCCCATGCCAGCTCCAGATACAGAGTTGCCAGAAGATGCTGAAGTTATGTTGTCTAGGTTGGTGGCTCAAGCGGCTACGCAATTGCTGGCACAAAACAAAGGTCAGGCTCAGCAACAGCAAGCTCAGCAAGCGGCTCAAGATCCATTGGTTCAAATGCAACAAGCTGAACTTCAGATCAAAAAGCAAGAAGCTGACATCAAGGCGTTTAAAGCCAAGAGCGACGCGCAGTTTAAAGCTGAGGAGTTGTCACTCAAGGCACGCGAGAGCGCAGCCAGAACTGGAGAAGATCCGCAGATGGCGGCTATGCGTTTACAGCAAGAAATTTCCCAAGCTCAAGAGATGCACGCTTTGGAGATGGCCGCTAAGCAGATGGAGTTACAGCAGGCTCAAGCCCAACAGCAGCAAATGCAAGCTCAACAACAACAAATGCACGCACAGAAGATGGCTCATGGCGGGCAGGTTCACGCCCAAAAGTTATCTCACGCTCAAGAAGCGGCGATGCGTTCTTTGAATCAAACAAACAAACCCATGAAAGATGAATGATGGCCAATCTGCTTGAAGTCTTAGATAGCAAGCTTGACGAACAAATCAAGCAGTTGGTTGATGTGATTAGTGCTGGTGGAGCTAACTCCCATGAGCACTATAAAGAACTGTGCGGGACTATCCGAGGTCTGCAAACCGCGCAGTATGAACTTGCTGACCTCGTGCGTAAGACTAAGGAATATGACGATGACTGAATTTGATGTTAAGGCTGTTGACTTAAGCGGGCTGCTAAACGCCAATGCTGAAGAGAAAGCCAAACAAGTGCCGGACCCAGCGACGTATCACATCTTGTGTATGTTGCCCAAGGCAGAAGAGGAGTTTAGTGAAACCGGCATTTTGAAGTCGGCCACTGCGATGCATCATGAGGAGCTTCTCTCCCCCGTGTTGTTTGTTGCAAAGATTGGCCCTGATGCTTTTAAAGATCCGGCCCGTTTCCCATCTGGCCCAAGTTGCAAGGTTGGTGACTTTGTGTTGGTTAGACCCAACACTGGTACTCGAATGAAAATTCACGGCACAGAGTGGCGACTCATAAATGACGACTCCATTCAGGCTGTTGTGCAAGACCCTCGTGGTATCCAACGTCCAAACTAAGGAATAGATCATGGCTGAAATTGAAAAAACAGAATTTGAATTTCCTGATGAGGCGCAAGAAAACCCTCGTAAAGGCGGCAAGGTTGTAGAGCCTGAATCCGAAGAGCCGGAAATTGAAGTTGTAGATGACACGCCGTTAGCTGACAGAGGCCGCACTCCTATGGCTGAACCGCCAAAAGAGTTTGCTGAAGATGAGCTGACCAAGTATGACGAAGGCGTTCAAAAGCGCATCAAGCATTTCACTAAAGGCTATCACGAAGAGCGCCGCGCCAAAGAAGCCGCTCAACGGGAAAAAGACGAAGCGTTGCGTTTTGCTCAAAGCTTGGCCGAAGAGAACAAAAAACTCAAAGGTTCTGTAAACCAAAACCAAACTGCTTTACTTGAACAAGCCAAAAAAGTAGTGGCCAATGAAATAGAGGCCGCTAAACGCCAATACAAAATGGCTTATGAATCTGGTGATTCTGATGCTTTGGTTGAAGCTCAAGAAGCTTTAACCTCGGCAAAGATGAAGTCAGAAAGGGTAAATAATTTTAGACCCACCCCTTTACAGGAGGAAGAAACTCCTGTACAAATGGCACCGCAGCCTTCCAGACCTGCACCGCTTGATGAAAAACTACTTGCTTGGACTGAAAAGAACCAGTGGTTTGGACCGAATAAGCGGATGACTTCATACGCCCTAGGGTTGCATGAAGATTTGGTAGGCGAAGGAATACCAGCTGGCAGCGAAGAATACTATCGACGTATTGACGCTGACATCAGGGAAAGATTCTCGGAGCAGTTTGGAGCCGAAGAGTCCGTTGATGCGAAACCTCAACGCACTAAATCCAACGTTGTTGCACCTGCAACCCGTAGCACAGCGCCTAAAAAGATCGTGCTTACGCAGACCCAGGTGAATATCGCCAAACGGCTGGGAGTTCCATTGGAGCTGTACGCCCGTAAGGTTGCTGAAGAAATGAGGAAATGAAAATGGAAAAGACTAACCGTATAACCCGTGATCTTGATACCCGCGAAAAGATGGAGCGCCCAAAACAATGGATGCCTCCACAACTTCTGCCTGACCCTAACCCGGAAGATGGCTATGCGTTTCGTTGGATTAGGATTGCCTCGTTAGGTAAAGACGACGCCACCAACATTTCCGGTAAGTTACGCGAAGGCTGGGAACCTGTTAAGGCTTCTGACCACCCTGAGATTCGTATGTTTGGTTCTGACAGCAATGCCAAGTTTCCTGACAGCGTTCAAGTGGGCGGTTTATTGCTTTGCAAAACACCTGTGGAGCTTACTGCACAGCGCAATGCGTACTACCGCAATCAAGCGGAAGCACAAATGCAGTCAGTAGACAACACTTACATGCGCGAAAATGATCCGAGGATGCCTATGTTTAAAGAACGTAAGTCCACGGTCACTTTCGGAAAAGGTACTTAATTTTTTTGGAGACTTAAATGTCAACTACCAATGCTCCCTATGGGCTACGTCCCATTAACCGTAACGACGGCATGCCTTATGCTGGCGCTACAAGTCAGTTCCTGATTGACCCAGCAGGTCTTGCGTCCAACTTGTTCTATGGCCAAGTTGTTCTCATTAATGCAGACGGTTATATCGCTTTGTCCACCGCTACCGGCGCAGACTTAACTACCAACAACCTTGGTGGCTCTAGTCTTGGTGCTTGGGGCGTTTTCTC